AGTGCCCACAAATCAGAAAAGAAAAAAAAAATGAAAAAAGCATTACTAGCTTTTGGAATGGTTTTGATAAGTGCATCCTCTGCATCAGCAGGTGGACTTACATCTAGATTATCTTCGAGTGTTCAATTAACCGTTGATGGTCCTGTAACATCATCAACACGTCTAGATTCTTCTTATTCAGTATCTGGAAGCAATGTTTCAGTAACTAATCTTGGTGGTCTTACTGGATCTTCTGCAACTGCACCTGCAACTATACGTTCTGGAACTTATGGTATTGCAACTGATGGTCAAGCATTTAGTTTCGCAGAATCTCAATTAGTTGGTGATACTGTAATCACTAATGATAATCTTGGATCTAATGGTAGATTTGATATTCCGACTCTTTATTCTAGCAACACTATTCAGGCAGGTGGTACTGCAGGATCTCTTGCTGGTTCTATCGATACCACTGGAACAGTTAGTTTAACTGCGGGTGGTCCTGGAACAAATGCTATTGGACAATTCGTAAGTGAAATCACCATTTTTAAGTAATAATTATGAATAGTTTACAAGAAGCAATTAGTATAGGATTGATTCTTGGTGTTGTACATGGAATACTTCAACCTTCTTGGAGTGTTCCTGTTGTTCCCAACTTCAGTCAAGGTTCATTAACCAGCAGAACAGAAACAAAACAAACTATTACAGAAACCATCAATTCGATGGACTATAACACCGGTTATCAGTATTCAGTAACTGGAACTAATGTAGAAACAACTGATGGGAAAATCAATCTTCCCCAAGTAGTAACCACCAATACTATTGATGGAGTGACTTCAACATTGACTGGATTACAAACAGATTCTCAAAATTGGAAACAAACAAACCCAGGAAAGGCATTCCAATTTACAGAAACTTATCAGGGTCCAGGATTAAGTAATCAAACAATAATACAAAGAGTAACAGAAATAGAAAGTGCAACTGATACGACTTCAATTTTTAGTCAATAAATTTAATAATTCCAACAAAATTATGATGATCCAAAAACTACTTACAAGAAATAAAGTATCTAAAAGTATTCTCACAATAACATTATTATTTGCAAATCCATCTTATGCTGAAACTGTTGGTGGTGTTTCTGCTACTGCTAATCCTGTTGCTAACTCCTCAGGCAGTGTTACAAACCAAGCTATACAAGTCCTTCAGGGACCTTACATTACAAACACCTACGGTGGAGGTATACAGTGTCAAGGTCCCACTCTCAACTTTACACCCTATGTGACAGGTGCTATATCTGCTGCTAAACCATACGAACCATTTTTTAATGATCCAGTATATGATGTTAGTGATTTAGATGGAGATGGAAGGATTGATAATCCAGGAGATATAATTTTTGAAAAGAGAACCAGAACTGGACAGAAAGATAATTATAATTTATCTGTAGGTTTCTCTGCTACATGGAGTCGTCCACTGGACCGAAAGTTACAAGACCAGTGTAAAGAAGCAGCATCAACACAAATTGCTTTACAGAGACAACTAACTGCCAATAAAAGATTAGATTTTGAACTGGCAAGACTTAAGACTTGTGGAAATCTAATGAAGGAAGGGATCTTATTCACTCCTGGCACAGAAATGGCAAAGTTATGTGCCGATGTGACAGTCATGAATAAGAATGCTATTGCCCCTCATCGTCATTCTATTACTCGTTAATGTGGATATGGAATTAGTAGCATACGATTAATACTTGCCAAAGATCTTCTCATATTTTGAAGACCTACTGGATTGTCTGTGTGAAATGTAATGATTGGAAAGTCGTCTTTAGTATATTCACCAGAGAAAACTGCCTTTTCTAACCAATTCATAAAGTCATATCCAGTATAATCTGGATCTGTATCTCCAAGGTCGTGATCTAAAGAGATATGAGTAGGATTTTCAGTTGCTGTTAAGAACATCATATCCTTTACAGTTGATACGAGAGTCCAACCTTCTGGTGGTGTTCTTACATCATCAAGATACAATTTCATTGTTAGTTTTTTTCTGTGAGAACATTTCTTTTAATAAAATTAATTATAAATTTGATGTGTATGAAGTCATCATACAATAAAAAAGCACCCATGTGAAGGAGTGCTGTGACAGTTTAGGAAGTGGTCTACTTCCTCAAGTCTCTTTGTAACTGTCGTCTCTCACTCACAGAGAGCACCACTTCCTTGACACCAACTTTATCTTTTGCTTTCTGAACTACTTTCTTTACAAGGGGTTTGATTAACTTTAATAAAATCTCTGCTAATGGTTTACCAAAGACTGCTGCTGTTGCTGCTGCCATAGCAATCGTAACTGTTGTTATAACTTCGTTTGCTGATGGTAAATACTGTTCTACGAATGTGGGTTCTTCTATTATCTCTACAGTTTCTTCATTATTTTTCTTTTCACATCTTTTAAATTGCTCATTATATTCCTCATCTATTTCACAAGAAGGAATAGTAATTTCTGGTGTTTTTGGTATAGAAACCTGAGGAGTTTCAGGTATTTTAGTATCACCTTCAAGATCTAACTTTGGTGCTATTGCTTCTGGTGGTACAGTTAATTTTACATCTTCTTCCGGATCATATTCAATTGGATTGAAAGAAGGAACTTGACCATCACAAAAAACAACATTTCCATTTGGATCATCTTTAACTAATCCCGGACCATTAAGATTTGCTTCTACACATCCAGGAACATCGACTATCGGTGTTCCAATAGTTAAAGTAACTGGTGGGGAATTTGGTAATGATATAGGTGGACCAGTAAAAATACTTCTTATGGGTGGAATACCAGTTGCGGATATTTCTTCAATCCTTACATCATTAATTTGTGGCATTAGTCTTTAAAGATATTTGAAACTGCTGTAAAAAAATGAAAGAAAATTACATACAGGAAAAATTTATCTTGATTATCCCTTTTCTTTTTTGCTGGGACTGATCTATCCATTTTTTAAATAATAAAACATCTTTACTAGTTAACACTTCTCATAAATTTTTTAGAAAGGCAATACACCACCAGTTTGTGCTGGTAGTTCTGGAACTTCTGGCATCTCTGGCATAAGACCTTCAACCATACCAGGAAGTGCCTCTGTAATTGCTTCAGTAACTGCTTCTGTTGCCTTTACTCTGGCATCCTCAATGAGAGCATCCTTATTCATATAAAGGTATGCTCCTGCACTAACTATTGAAAGTGATACTAATCCCGAAAGTAATGCGATTCCGTTAATTACTTTTTGCATTTTAGTTCTTACCTTTTGTTATAGGCCATGTAATATGTAGGGTATATGTCAATAAAGTTATAAATCCAAATACAAATAAAGTACTCATCACTCTATCAAAGTTCCTTGTGCTCTTCTTCCCTCTCATCAACACCTAATATATAGTAGATAGCATAACCCGCCATGCAAACAGAAAGAAATACCATAAAGATCACTGACCACACAGGATCATTTACGTTATCAAGTGGACGAAGAATCAGTTTCATCAGTAGTAGATATACTTATAATATCTAGTCCTTCTACTTTAGATGGTGTTGATTTTATAATTGGTTTATCTTCATTTTCCCACATTTCTACAATGTCTTCTGCCTGCTTATCGACAGATGCCATTTCCATTCGGACTTTACCCTCCATCCATTTCAACCACAACCATTCAATAAACCCTAATGCAAGATGACGAACAATAGGGTTTTTTTTATTTGCCCATCTTTTGAACTTTGTATACCAAGTATCTTCACCACCCCATTGAGACTCAAACTTCATGTAGTTTTTTTCTCCTCTTCATCTTTTGGTTTAGGAACAGGAACTGTTACCGTTGTTTTTTGTGTTCCCCCACCATTTCCATTAGACTTTGATGGTGTTACACCAAAGGTTGCTAATGTACCAGTAAAAACACTGGCAATAAAAGTAGGGTCAATTTTTTGCTGAGGTATTCCTGGAATTGAAACATAGTTTAAAGTTAAGATTGCACCAGTCCATATCAATACAATTAATCTAACCAAACTTGAAATTCCTTCTTCATGCCAATGGAATCCATCATCATCATGATCTTTCTTCTTTTTTGGAAGCATTGATCTGATAGTTTTGATCATTACTATTTAGTAATATACCCTTCATCAACCAAGTATTTTCTTGTTAATGGAGTGGGTTCATAAATCTCCCACATCTTACCAGTAGAACATGCTGCAAGAGCATCCGCAGTCATTCCTTCAGTTCTACCTGCCCATGATGCTTCTGCTTCCCACGGAACAGCAGTTTTTGGATAAGTTCTTTCTGCCATTTCTTTCCAAATAAAAGGAACATTATCTTCAGGAAGAATAATAGCAATCATTGAATTATCAATTGTTCCTGCCATACAATCTTGTGCTACGTGCCATCCTTCATGTCTAACCACACTCATTAATGTAGATTGTCTACCCATGAATGCATCATTCAGAAAGAAGTTATTACTTACGGTATGATAAACACCACGATTACCTACAGGAAAATATTTCTGATCTCCTAGAAAAACCATAACTCCGATCTTATCAAGGGAGTCCAACATCTCATTAAACTCAATAGCAACAGCAGAATAATCAGAGTTGGGATAATTATCTTGAATGTCTTTGATACTTGTGATTCTTTGAACATTATCGGTGCATTCCCGTAAGATCATGCAACCCAAAGAATCATTAGTATAGTATCCTTTAGTTATTTTTTCATCTCCTGCATATGCTGTTCCTGCTAGTGCAGCACATCCAAGAAGAGATAGTAAAAGTTTTTTCATGTATAATATGCCTCAAAATATTTAATAATACCATTAGTATTTACATTACCTTGAGATACCCAATCATGAGCACATTCATACATTGATTGATTAGTATATTCGGGTAATGATTCTTTTAGTTGACTACCATATTTAGTAAGAAGAACTTTAAGTGCCGACTCACGAAGTTTTAACTTCTGTTCACTATAACGACAATCTTCAATCATCTAAATTGATCCCAACCAGTTCCAGATTGCCAACCCCCAACACCAATCGGATTCAGTTGTGTAGTAGTTTTACCACTATTAGTAGCAATATTATATATTACCTCATGAATATCTTTTGGTTCTATAGTATCATCTTCGGGTAATAATTGATTATCATATACTGCATGTTCATATGCTTCTTTGATAGTCATTTGACGATCAGATAAGACTGCCGGACCAAACCAAGAATCATCTTCCAAATACTTCGGAGCAAGAAATCCTACAAAAGAACCATATCCTTGAGTGAAGTGTCCAGGACCACATTCAAATAATGATGCTTCTAAGTTGTCAATTAAATCTAAAGTCATGCCCATACCATTTTCTTAGTGTAATCATATGCATAAAGTTCTCTATTACCTTTGATTCCCCATCCTAACCAGTAGTATGCAGGTCTCATGTAATAAGATACTGTTTGTCCACCACCCTCAAATTGTGGAAGAACACGTTGAAAGATAGGTTCATTAATCATCCAACGAACTTGGCAATCTAATTCACTTGGATTGCAATCATACTTCACTGCAAAGTTTCCAAGTCCTCTATAACGATTGATAGAAGTCCACTGAATCAATCCATAACCACCTCTCAAACAGTTCTCATAAGTAACACGAGCACCACCCTCACAAATGTTAGCAATGAACTTAGATTCCTGTTGAATGTTTCCCATGATTGTTGCAAGTGCATTACGATCAGAGATCTTTGTGTGCTCTTGTAATGCTGCTAAAACAACTTGCTCATTAGGAGTACAACTAGGACACTTCCAAGTCTCTTCCTCTATAAGAATTTCTTCTACAGGTTCTGGTTCCTGTGTCACTTTGATTTGATCAGGTTCTGGGGAAGGGATTGCAACTACACTTGCAAGAAGTCCAATTCCAAAAAGTGATTTAAACATTGTCTCCAAGATATTCGAGTGAGTAGATTTCATGATCCTCAAGATTAGGGTCTAACCATTCGGCAAACTCTGACTGGATCGCATGAGCATCTTCTACAGATTTTAGCACATCATCCTTCTTCATGTCACAGAGAATATGCATTCTGTCAACTGCCCAGTCATGAGTCACCTGTAGAGTCTTT